ATTATTGATAAGTTTACCAAATGTAAAAGCAGCTTTCTTTGTATCTGAAGAAACTGGTTGTCACGGATCCAAAAAAGCTGATAAAGAGTTTTTCTCAAATGTTGGTTATGTAATACAATTTGATGCACCTGGTAATTGGATGGTGAGTGAATATTGTATGGGTGTAAAATTATTTGATAAGGATTCTGACTTCTTTGATAAATGTAACAAAGTATTAACTGAGGGTTTCAATAATAGAAACAAATATCAATCTCACCCATATACGGATGTTTACGCATTGAAACAACTATTTGATTTCTCTTGTATAAACTTTGCAGTTGGGTACTACAATTATCACACAGAACACGAGTACGTAATTGTTGATGATGTTTTCAATACTTTGGACATTGCTAATAGGATGATTACAGAGTTGGGTTATAAAAAATATATTCAAAAATTTGAATCTAAAAGAAATTTGATTTTTTGATTATATTTATAAAAAAATAAAAATAATGAAAAAGATAATTTATTTAACGGAAGAGGATTTATATAAAATAAGTCAGAGAGTAATTAAAGAAAGTGAAATAGAAGAAGGAATATTTGATGGTATATCAAATATGGTACAAGGATTAAAAGGGGTATGGAGAGGAGAAGGTTATGATTTTTTTAAGTATTTGAATTCTCTTAAGGGTATGGCAAAAGATCTAAAAAAATTAGACCAACCTAATATCAAGATTATGACAAAATTAACTGACTTAAAAAATAAGATTACTGCGTCCAAGATGCCACCTGAAAAGAAGGGTCAATTAATTTCTGAAATCGAAAAAGCATTAGAAAAGTTTAACGATTATTCTTACCACATAGATAATATTGAAAAAATGGCAACTGAGAGACTTAAAGGTGAAGCACCACCTATCAATCCACAAAATCAGGGTTTACAAAAAGTTGTTACTCCACCAAGTAATGTATAATATAAAAAAAGGGACTATTCAGTCCCTTTTTTCTTTTTACTTTTCTTTGTTTCTTTATCTTTGAATTTTACTTCTTCATCATCGACAGTTAAAACATATTCTTCGTTCTCAACTATTTTCCCATTCAAAACTTCTTCGGATATAAAATCTTCTATTTTATCTTGAATAGCTCGTTTAATTGGTCTTGCACCATAAGTTTCATCAAAACCAACTTTAGAAATAAGTTCCAAAACCTTGTCATCACAACTAATATTATAATTCAAACCTTTTAATCTATTGATTAATTTGTTTATTTCAAGTGAGACAATTTGTTTAACTTCTTCTTCTTTCAAAGTGTTAAATACAATTACCTCATCAATCCTGTTTAGGAATTCGGGTGCAAAGAATTTTTGTAGTTCCTTTTTAAGTATATCTCTTTTTTGTTCCTCTTCAATGTAAGTATTTGTAATAGTTTTGAAACCAACACCAGTTCCAAAATCCTGAAATTTTCTTACCCCAATATTTGAAGTCATAATAATGACACAATTCTTAAAATTAATTTTTCTTCCCAAACCATCAGTTAAATGCCCATCATCTAACACCTGAAGTAATGTTGAAAATACGTCTTTGTTCGCCTTTTCAATTTCATCAAATAAAATAACTGAATATGGTTTGTTTTTCACTTGTTCAGTAAGTTGACCACCTTCATCATAACCCACATAACCTGGAGGTGAGCCAATCAATCTTGAAATTGTATGTTTTTCTTGGAATTCAGACATATCAACACGAATAAGATTTTCTTCACTACCGAATATTTCTTTTGCAAGTTGTTTTGCAAGATAGGTTTTACCAACACCTGTTGACCCCAAGAAAATGAATGAACCAATTGGTTTACTTGGATCTTTAATCCCCAATCTATTTCTTCTAATTGCTTTAGCAATTTTAGAAACAGCTTCTTTTTGTCCTATAACTTTTGATGAAAGATTTTCGTCTAATGATGATAGTTTGTTCGTTTCATCTGAATTCATTTTTGACACTGGTATTTTAGTCATATTAGATACAACTTCATAAACCAATTCAACACTTACCTCTTTCTTTTTATTAAGTAAATCAAACTCAAATTTTTTCTTTTCATCATCTAATCTATCTAAGATTTTAGTTTCTTTGTCCCTTAAATCTGCAGCTAATTCATAATTTTGTGTTTTAACAACCTCTATTTTTTGTTTTTTTATTTGTTGGGCCTGAAGTTTTAAGTCTTCAATTATTTGAGGCATTTTAATTTCAACTTGACTTCTTGCTCCAACTTCATCAATAATGTCAAATGCTTTATCAGGGAATTCTCTGTCAGTAATATATCTCTCGGCTAAATCAACACAAAGTTTCATTACTTCGTCACTATAACTCACTTTATGGTAATTTTCATATTTTTCTTTGACATTAATAAGAATTTGTAACGTTTCTTCTTTTGTGGATGGGTCAACAATTACTTTTTGAAATCTTCTCTCCAATGCTCCATCTTTTTCAAAATTCTTTCTATACTCATCCAATGTTGTTGCACCAATACATTGAATTTCCCCCCTTGCTAAAGCTGGTTTGAAAATGTTTGAAGCATCTAATGACCCCGATGAGTTACCAGCACCTACAATTTGATGAATTTCATCAATGAATAAAATAATATTTGGGGCTGATTGTAATTCTTCAATAATCACTTTCATTCTTTCTTCGAATTGACCTCGATATTTTGTGCCCGCAACGATTGAAGTCATATCTAAAGACATAATTCTTTTATCCATTAGATTTCTTGGACATTCCCCATTCAATATTTTAAGTGCTAAACCTTCAACAATTGCAGTTTTACCACAACCAGGTTCTCCAATTATTATTGGATTATTCTTTTTACGTCTAGATAATATTTGAGCAATTCTTGTTATTTCTCTATCCCTACCAACAACAGGGTCTAATTTACCCTCTTCGGCAAGTTTTACTAAATCTTTTGCAAAATTATTTAATACTGGTGTGTCACCCTTACCTTTACTTGAGTAATCTCCATCTTTAGATTCTATCATAACTTTTTTAATTCAATAATAATATTTTATTTGGTAATTTCAACAATCTTACTATGACAAAATGTCAGTTAAAAAAGTGAATTATATGACATAATTGGTTGTATTTAACGAATGGTATATAATTCGTATAATTAAATCAAAATAAACTTAAAAAAAAATAAAAAAATGAGTAACAGAGATTTCGCAAGAAGATTTGAAGATTTATTAAAAGAAATTTTTGGTGATATGAACAAACCTAATTCCCCTATGGGTAGTTTTTTTGATAACATCAAATATGATAAACTAAGTGATGAGTTGAGTGATATTAGAAAGACCGCAAGAGAGGGTAAAGATGGTATATTCACAACTATTTATTACGTATTGAATACTGATGATAAAGGTAGTAAATGGAAAGCACCAGAAAAGAATCAAATTAAGGATTTAGAAAAACAATTGGATGTTTGTATTAAAAATCAAGAGTTTGAAAAGGCCGCAGAACTTAGGGATAAAATTAAAAACCTAAAAAATAATTCAACTAAAATTGAAAATCTGAAAAAAGAAATGGATATTGCAATAAAAGAACAAAACTTTGAAAGGGCAATTGAAATAAGAGATGAATTAAAAACAATTAACTAGCTTCAGCCCCCATTTATTTTGGGGGTTAAATTTTTAGAAAATTATGGCAATAATAAAAGAAGAAATTGTTGGAACTAAGATTGTAAATGAGATACAATCTAGTAATATTAGAAAATCAGAATTTGACACAGCAACTGGTCAATTAATTGTTGAATTTAATAGTGGAATGAGATATCTTTATCGAGATGTCCCCCATCAAATATATACTCAATTCAGGATGTCTGAATCACAAGGTAAGTTTTTTAACTCCAAAATAGCCAAAACGTATAAATACACAAAATTGTGATAATTATTGTGGAAACACAAATATTTATCAATTATGGAAGATATAAATAAGGTTATTTCTAGTTTCGATTTACAGAAAACACTACAACCAAAAATATGGACTGAATCAGGTCAAAAAATGAATCCAAGAGTTAGAAGAAACTTGTTGGAAATTGCTTACCAATTCATAGATAGTTTTGGTTTAGATGTTATTGTAGACGATATTATAGTTACTGGTTCTATTGCAAATTACAATTGGTCTGAGTATTCTGATGTTGATTTACACATTCTAATAGACTACAATCAGTTTTCAAAAAAATTGAAAGATATGTATGTCGAATATTTCGATTTGAAGAAAATTGTTTTCAATCAGAAGAGAGATTTGAAAATGTTTGGCTACGATGTTGAAGTCTACGTTGAAGATAATGATATGCAAGGGGTAAGTGGTGGTGTATATTCAGTTATGAACGATGAATGGATAAAAAAACCATCAAAAGAAAAAATGAAAACGGAAAAGGCTGAGATTATCAAACAATCAAAAAAATGGATGCGTTTAATTGATAATTTAATCAAAAATTTAGATGGTGAGGATATCGAATCCATCAGAAAGGGTGTAAAGGTAATTAAAGATAAACTCAAAAAATATAGGGTAAGTGGTTTGAATAAAGGGGGTGAATTGGGATTAGAAAATTTAGTTTTCAAAGTACTTAGAAGAAACGGATATATTGAAAAATTATATAACGTTCCGAGTAAATTGATTGATAAAAAACTTTCTTTGGATGAAAAACTAAAGAATTAAATAATTGTGTATATTTATATTATAAAAACAAAAAAATTATGGGAAAAATTAAACCAGTTGGTAGTGAAAAATTAGAGGGAATGGACAAAATTAGAAGAATTATAGAAATTTCTAATTACAATATGTCAGTTCCTAATCCTATAAATGAAAATTCATCCAACGAATATCAAAAAGTCTTGGCTGATGGTAACACTTATCACATCGTAAAAGAAAAAAGTGGTTACGTACTTAAAAAAGGTTTGAACGAATCTACAGCTGAGTATATCGAACCTATTAAAAATAGAAAATTTTATAACTCATATTCACAGGCACTCAAGAGATTAAATCTTATAACTAAAGAAGTTAATATCAATGAAGGTCAAGTTAAAAATCTTTCTTTATTTACTGAAAGTGAAGATTTAGAATATGTTTTAGATTTGGAAGAACAAGAAACAACACCGGCACCAGCACAAGCTCCCGCACCACCAAGTCCTGAAGTACCTGCAACAGAACCATCACCTGAAATGGCCGAACCAGAAATGGAAGAACCTATGCCTGAACCTGAAATGCCTCCTATGGATGATGAAGAGGATGATGAGGAAGCTGTAACAATGAAATCAGTTCAGAAAGCAACAGGTAAATTAGCTCAAAAATTGAGAGCATTTTTATCTAATGAAGAAAACGAAATGACATCTGAAGATACTAAATATGTAATTAACTCGGTGTTATCAGCATTAGATTTATCATCTTTGGACGATGAAGATTTAGAAGAAATTATGGCTAAATTTGAAGGTGAAGAAGGTGAAGAAGAAATGGGTGGTGAGGAAAAACTTGAACCTGAAATGGGTGGGGAAATGGAAGGTGAGATGTCACCTGAAATGACTACACCTCCACCGGCACCTGAAGGTGGTGAAATGGCAGAATATCGTACACATGGTACGAGAAAGAATAGACATGTACAAAAAATGGAAGAAATGATTGAAAGTTTATTTACTGAATCAAAGGTAGATAAAGTTTTGAGCAAATATTTTGTAAATGAATCAGCAAAAAAACAAGACAAAACAATCAATAGAATTCAAAATTTAGCGGAATCTTTCAAACAAGAAGTTAAGTCAGTTAAATTATATGAGAAATATACTAACTCAAAGTTATTAGGAAAAAATAAATTTGGTCAGTTAGTTTTTGAAATGGACAACAAAAGAATTAGAGTAAGTCCAAATGGAGAAATTTTATGAGTTTATTGATTTATGTTAATAAGTTAGGTCAAAATTATAAAGGAGAAAATTTATACGAATTTATTTTTTCAGATAGTTTGGAAGGTGTATGGGGTGAATCTTGGGATAGTAAACCCGCAAATGGATATCCATCTCCACCTGAAATAGAACTTGTGACAAAAGTAGGATTGTTAAAAAATAGTTTAGATTTTGAAGTCTTACAAAATTCTGATATATTTTCAATGATTGATGGAATGGATGATGTAATTGCATTAGCGTGGGAAAATGAATCTGAAAGTGTGAATTTTGATAAACAAAAAAGATTGGTTTTCAGATTTGGTGATAAAATTGAAGATGTGAAAAATAAACTATACGAGAGAGACATCGTATTAGAATTTGAAAGAAAAGTACAATATGAATCTTAATAAAAAAATCGGTTTATTATTAGATAATGGTTTAAGTCCCAATTTTATTTCATCATTAACTGAAAGTAAAATTAATTTTCTTTTTGAGAAAATGTCTAAGAGAAAAGAGGCAAAAGAACAAGCGGCATCTCCTAATGTACAAAAAGTGAATATACCAGCGACTACAGCTTATAAAGTACCTGCTGGGGGTGAAGTAGATATCAATAATGTAAAAATTACCAATCAAGGTGGTATTGCGACAGTTACACCTATGGAATCTGAAATAAAAGAGGATGACACATTAAATGTTGTTAATGATCCAGATGCAACTGCGGATGGTATGGGGATGTTTGAAACTGATTTAACTGAAAAATTTGAATCTAAGGCTCAACAAGGATTATTTTGGGCACGTTGTAACAAATGTGAAAGTAAGAATTGTAAGTGGTGTAAAATGGCAAAAGAGTTTTCAAAGAGTACATCAAAGAAACAATATAAAAAAATGCCAGAAAAAAAACATCCTGAAAAGACTGTAAAATACAAAAAGAAAAAAACGAATGAGGAGTTTACAATGGCAAATTATTTTGATAAGGTTGCGAGTGTGTACGCGAACAATGCTATGGGTAAAACAATCAATTCTTTAACTAAAGAACAATTTGTTAAAAAACATATAAATAAAATTGTAGAAAACAATTTAAGACCAACTATGAAAAAAAGAGATTTATTAAAATTAATTGAATCTGAAATCAAACGTAAAAAAGGTTTGAATGAAGATTTCTATATGGATGAAGAATTAGATTTTGACTTTATGTCGGATGTTGAAACCGCACCAATTATTAAACCTAAAATTAAACCTAAAAGAGAAACTGAACCTGAATGGGAACCAGATGAAGATGAAAAGATAGTTCCAGATGAAGAACAACAACCACAAGGAAAAGGAAATGTTTATGAAACTATGAATCGCAATTTCAAAAAAATGTTGACCAGAATGGATAATGTAGATTACAAACCAATTAAATATAGAAGATTTTAATGAAAAAAATAATTCTTTATGAAGCCCCAATTGATGATTTTTTAGACCAAAAGTCTAAAGAATCAATACTTAAGGCACAGAATAGAAAGTATCAAAGTGCTAAAGAAAGTGGTGGTAATTATAACAATATGGCAACATTGATGCAATATTTACCTATTGCTGAGAACCAACATAAAGATAAACTTCTGAAATTAGCTAAAGCCATATTTTTTTCTAGATTTCCAAAAATTAAAGAAAGGGTCGACCAAGGTTTAGTAAAGTTAGATGCACAATTTTCAACAACCCCTGGTGGAAGAAAAACCAAACAAACTATATCAACAGATGAGATTCAGAAGGCTAAAGAAAATGATTCACTATTTGATGAAAGAATAAAGGCAAGAAATTTTATTAATGCTACAACACAAGGTAGTGGTTGGGCAGATGGATTTAATGCTTATAAGGAAATTGAATCACAACTTAATCAATTGGATCCTGATTTAGTTAAAAAATACAAACAATTCGAAGATTCTGCAACTGTTTTTTATAATGAAAATGTAGAAGCTATAGAGAATATGGCAAAACAATCAATGGGAAGAGTTGCTTATCTTGATATAATTAAAGACCCTGAAAAACCAGGAAGTTGGATTATTGAGGTTAGGGCACCACACTTTCCACTATTGATGCACGAATTACAAAAGGCTGGTAGATATTTTAATTCTATACTTTATTTACCTAAAGATAAAAATCTTGGTCAAACTCTAACACAAATCACTGACACTCATAAACATGAAATCAGAAATATGATTACTGGTAGAGAAATTAGTTCAAAATTAAAGTTTTTATGGTCTGAACTAATAGATGATTATGAACCTTGGATGGACAATGCAATACAAACACAATTTAACAAAATGGCTAATGATAATCCAAATTTATTTAATGAAATTATGTATGATGGTGTTTTAAGCGGTAAACCAACTGCAATGGATAAATTTGAAAAGTATTCACAGATGATAGTGGACACAATTAAAAAAAATCCCCCTAAAATGGAAAAAGTTGATTACAATAAATTAATTCAATCTGAAAAAGAACCTCAAAGTTATGAAGACGAGGATGAATACGATGATGACGATTTTAATCCTGATGATTGGGATGACTTCAACATAGACGATGAAGACGAAGATTAAAAAATAAAGAAAACCCCCATTTATAATTAAGTGGGGGTTTTTATATTTATATAAAATACAATTTATGAGTTTAACAAAAGAACAAGTAATGATGGAATATGTTAAGTGTATGAAAGATACTCCATACGCTTTAAGAACATATTTGGAAACCTATGACAATACTGTATCTAAGTACGTACCATTGGAGTTATTTCCTGACCAAGTATCGTTATTGGAGGACTACGAAAATTACAATGAAAACATTGCATTAAAATATAGACAAGCTGGTGTATCCACGGTTACAGCCGCATGGATATCTAAAAGAATAGCATTTGCTAAAAAAGTCAAACCTGAAAAAATTCTGATTATTGCCAACAAATTAGATACATCTATGGAAATGGCAAACAAAATAAGAATGTTTATTGGTCAATGGCCAAGTTGGGTTGGTATTGATTTCTCTTCAGATAAAAACTCACAAAAACACTATAAAACAAATAATGGTTGTGAAGTTAAAGCTGTTGCGACATCAAAGGACGCGTTAAGGGGGTTTACTCCAACTATTTTAGTATTTGATGAGGCTGCATTTATTGATGCTGATTCGGATTTCTGGGCAGCTTGTATGGCTTCATTATCAACTGGGGGTAAAGTTATTGTGGTATCTACCCCAAATGGTTATGACCCAATTTATTATGAGATATATAATCAAGCAAGTAGAGGAATGAATGATTTCAAAATCTCTGAAATGTATTGGTTTAGAGACCCAAGATACACTAAGGATTTATACCTTATTAAAACACAAGATGCAATTCACTATTTGTTAAATAAAGAGGAATATAATAAAGAAAATATTATCAGTTGGGAAAACATTCCTTTTGAAGAAAGAAACTATGATGAACTTAAATTAATGATGGATTCAGGATATAAACCTTGTTCATCTTGGTTTGAGGGTATGGTTAAGAAATTGAAATACGACAAACGTAAAGTTTCACAAGAGTTGGAATGTAATTTCTTGGGTTCTGGTGATAATGTATTTGATTCCTTATTAATGCAAAAGGTAAAAGAAAATATGATTAAAGAACCCCAAAATAAAATGATTGGGAACTCTTTATGGATTTGGAAAGAACCAGTTGTTGGACACAAATATGTAATGGGTGTGGATGTAAGTAGAGGGGATAGTGAGGATTTTAGTTCATTCCAAATTATTGATTTTGATACTCGAGAACAAGTTGCTGAATATGTTGGGAAGTTACCTCCTGATACAATGGCCGAAATATGTTATAAGTGGGGTAATATGTATAATTGTTTTATTGTTATAGATATTACTGGTGGTATGGGTGTATCAACATCTAGAAAACTTCAAGAAATGGGTTATAAGAATCTTTACATTGATGGTGTTGATACCGCTAACAAATGGAAGTATGACCCGAAGGCTTTAGAAAAAATTCCTGGTATAAACTTCAACAACAAACGTGTACAAATTATTGCTTCTTTTGAAGAGGCTATGAGACACGAGTTTAAGATTTATAGTATGAGATTATTCAACGAAATGAATACTTTCGTATATGTAAATGGAAGACCAGACCACCAAAAAGGACAACACGATGACTTAATTATGTCAGTTGCAATGGCAACCTATGTTGCAGAATCCTCTTTTACAAATTTAGAAAAGGTTACGGAACATACGAAAGCAATGTTAGAATCTTGGTCAGTAAGTAATAATGAAGAGGCCACAAAACAAATTGATTTCAATCCAGTCATACCTTATGGTCATGAAAGAATTAATCAGAGAAACCAAAATGTTTCCAAAGAGGATTATATGAAATATTCTTGGTTATTTGGTGGAAGATAATATTTATAAATAAAAATATATGGGTTTAGTTATTAGAAAAAAAAGCGGGTCAAAAATATTTTCGGGTTCTAAACTTAACGTACAAGGACAAGGAATTTCTACGGTTAAGGTTCAACCCCAAGACAAGGTTCCAATAACTCAGAACACATCGAATGTAAATAATTAACTCTTTAGTTATTGTTTATACTCATTAAATTAAATCTATGGAACAAAATAAAAATAATTTTACTGTTTGGCAAAGATTGTCACACGCGTTCGGTCCTAACGCATTATTAAATCAGGATTATCCAACTTATAAGTTTGATAAGAAAGAACTATTGAGGACAACTTCTAAACAAGAATATGAGAAGGAACTTCTCCAAGCACAACAAACCTACTATTTAGCAAATCAATGGACAAAAATAGAAGGTAATTTATACACACAAGCTGTTTATTATGAACCAACAAGATTAGCTTCATTTTATGACTATGAATCTATGGAATATACACCTGAGATTTCAGCAGCACTAGACATTTATGGTGAAGAATCAACTACAGTTGACGAAGATGGATATATGTTACAAATATATTCTGAATCAAAACGTATAAAGGGAATTTTAGCAGACTTATTCAATAATGTGTTGGATATCAATACTAATTTACCTATGTGGACAAGGAATACTTGTAAATATGGGGATAACTTTGTCTACCTTAAATTAGATCCGGAAAAAGGTGTTGTTGGATGTATGCAATTACCGAACATTGAAATTGAACGTTTTGAAAGGGGAATGCCTGCTCAAGCAAGTAGACAAAATGTTGAAGAGCCTGCGGAAAACAAAGGTTTAAGATTCAAGTGGAAGGCTAAGGATATGGAGTTTAATTCTTGGGAGATAGCTCACTTCCGTTTATTAGGTGATGATAGAAAGTTACCTTATGGTACTTCAATGTTAGAAAAAGCAAGACGTATTTGGAAACAATTATTGTTATCTGAAGATGCGATGTTAATATATAGAACTTCAAGAGCACCAGAAAGAAGGGTTTTCAAAGTCTTTGTTGGTAATATGGATGATAAAGATGTTGAACCATATGTACAACGTGTTGCAAACAAATTCAAAAGAAGTCAAGTTGTCGATTCTCAAACTGGTAATGTAGATATGAGGTTCAACCAAATGGCAGTGGATCAGGATTATTTTATTCCTGTTAGAGATCCAGCTCAAGGTAGTCCAATAGAAACTTTACCTGGTGGTACAAACTTGGGTGAAATTGCTGATATTGAATATATCCAAAAGAAATTATTAACAGCTTT